TAGTTCACCTTTGGTGAGCTTCTTGATGAAAAAGTATCGAATAATCTTGATAGTGTAAGCTAAGTTTGAACTTAAGCGAGTGAATCGACTCCTACTAGGAAAGTCACCATTAGGAAATAAGACGGAACAAACCGCTCTATACGTGGCTCTTTGGCTAGTATAGCCATTAATTATACCCCATATAACACAAGCAATAATCACTGTATCGCGTTGCTTCAGTTGATCAGTATTTCTTCGGTTTTTAATCTTATCTGGTACACAATTGTGGTATATGTTAGAAACAGTTCTCATAATTTCCTTGAATGTTATAAAAGTATCTGTATAATGTTCAGTATATTTTGATGAACGCATATGTAGTCCTCATTTCTTGGGAGTTTTGAGACTACTATATGCGTTTTTTTGTTGATTTACCAACATGTTTAGACATTTTCCTCTAGGAAAAAATTAACTAGCACCACGGGTATAGAGACTATGTTTTTTTAAATAAAGGGGGATACTAATATGCCATGGAACATGAAGGACTTTCCTGCATCAATGAAAAACTTAGATAAACTGACAAGAAAAAAGGCGATCGACATCGCAAATGCTCTATTAGACGAGGGTTACCCTGATAGCCGTGCGATCCCAATTGCCATTGATCAAGCAAAAGAGTGGTATGAAAATGCTAGTGAATCAGAAAGACGAACATTCGAAAAAGAAAAAAATCCAAGTAAGTCGGATAAACATGATACGAATCCTCGTGCCGGAAAATTGCTTGATTCAGATGTGATCGTAGAATATGCCGAAGAACAATGGATCGTGAAATCTAAAGGAGCAAAAAAGGCTAGCAACCATTTTGATACAAAGAAAGAAGCGATCGAAAAAGGAAAACAAGTAGCACAAAACAAAGAATCAACTTTGGTCATTTATAAAAAAGATGGGACAAAAGAAAAAGAAATCGATTATTGAACATATGAAGGGGTTGTGACGAAAATCGTGTCACAACCCCTTATGTTCGAAACAATGGTGTTCCTCTGCCAACTCCGAACCACAAGTCATAATATCTATAAAACGGGAAGAGCTGTTTTTTGAAATTGTTTCTTATCACTCGGTGTTAAACGGTAGGAGAAAACCTCTTTTTTATTGATATTTGATTTTCATCAAACAGTCACATAGTCGATTGCTTCTGCTTGCGGAATCGTTTCATCTACAAAGTAGACTTTATACCATGTCAAGAAACTGAAGATTGTCCAGATTTTTCTTTGCTCTTCTTTACGTCCTTCGTGATGGTCATCTAGCAACTTCATGATTTTTTCTTGATCAAAAAATTCTTTTGCAAAATCTGCTTCGAATAATGCTTTGACTTGTTCGTAGCCGTGTTCTTCTTTCAACCAAGCTTTGATTGGCACAGGGAATCCTAATTTCACACGATTCGACCATTCTTCCGGAAGATGTTTGTTCGCAGCTTGTCTGAAAATATCTTTTGTGTTGTTTTGATTCAATAAAAACTTACTTGGTATTTGTTGAGCCAATTTCATGACTTCGATATCCAATAAAGGTACTCGGACTTCCAAAGAACTTGCCATAGAAAGTTTATCTGCCTTTAACAAGATATCTTTTGGCATCCATTGATGAAGATCGACATATTGCATCTTATTGACTTCATCTTTGATTCCTTCTGTTTTCTCGTAATGAACAGTCATGATTTCATCCACAGATGGTGCTGTTTGATATTTTGGTGTCAACACTTCTGATGCTTCTGATTCTTCGAACACTCGAGCATGACCGATAAAATATTCTTTTGCAGGAGCAAGTGATTCATATAAATGGATCCGTCCATGGAAATTTTTCATTTTTCCGATTTTACGTCCTAAATTATAGCGTGTTCCTTTTGGTAATTTTTTCAATCCTTGAGCAATCACACGGATGAATTTTGAATTCGTATGGAATCCATACGTTTGGTATCCCGCAAACAGTTCATCCGCCCCTTCTCCAGATTGGACTACCCGCACACTTTGTGAAGCAAGATTTGCTAAAAAGTACAAAGGTACGCAAGAAGGATTTGAATCAGGTTCATCTAAGTGATACTGGATCAAAGGGAATGCTTTGAACGACATGTCTCCGTCGATCACTGCTGCTGTATTATCTAAGTCCAATAATTCGGTTAGTTTTCTGGCTTCAATCGCTTCATTATAGGTTTTATCATCAAACCCGATTGAGAAAGAATGATCTGGTTTCAATACAGAGGTTACATAACTGGAATCAACCCCGCTGGATAAGAAAGAACCAACTTCTACATCACTGACCGTATGTGCTTCAATAGAAGCTTGAACGGTTTCGTCGATTTTTTCGATCCATTCTTGTCGGGAATGCGTTTCTTTTGTTTCAAAATCTGCATCCCAATATTGCTGAATGTCTAGTTTTCCATCTTTATACGTATAATAATGGCCTTCAGGCAAACGATAGACATCTTTGAAGAATGTTTCGCCGTTTAATGGAGAATATTGGAAAGTCATATAAGGTTTCAACGCTTCTTTGTTCAATTCTTTGTTAAAATCAGGATGAGGCAGAAAACTTTTGATTTCTGAGCCAAACATAAATGTTCCGTTCATTTCTGCATAATAATATGGTTTGATCCCAAAGTGGTCTCTTGCACCGAATAACTCATTCTTTTCATTATCCCAAATAGCAAAAGCAAACATTCCGCGGATCTTTTGCAATAATTCTGTTCCCCATTCTTCGTAACCATGCAAAAGGACTTCTGTATCTGCATGTGTTTGAAAAACGTGGCCAGCTGCAATCAATTCTTCTCTCAAAGGCTGGTAATTATAGATTTCGCCATTAAAAATAATGATCTTTGTCCGATCTTCATTGTAAATAGGCTGAGTACCGCCCTCTAAGTCAATAATACTTAATCTTCTGAATCCTAAAGCAACATGTTTATCGATATATTCTCCTGAACTATTAGGTCCACGGTGAACGATTCGATCCATCATTGTATTAATAATTGTTTTTTTGTTGTCCTTGTCGTTAACAAAACCTACAATACCGCACATTTAACTTTCACATCCTAATATAAAATTACTGTTTATTTCATTCATATGCATCTTATCATAGAATAAATAGCGGACGAATATTTTCTCTCTTACAATTTCGTCACGTGAAAACAAAAGATGAAAGTTTCTGTTTTTACAGAAAATAAAGTCCCAATATCTAATTTACCATGTTTTCTTTTTTGAGGCTATCTTATTCTCTTCGTGTTAAAAAAATATTAGTGGATGCTATTTCCAAAAAAAACAGCAAAAAAAGACACGACCTAAAGATCGTGTCTAATTATGACTGTATCAGAAAATATGATACCAAACGGATCTATTCATTAATTAATTGACATAGTTTATCTGTTGCTCTTTTATGACTGGATAACTGACCAATTCATGACGATCCAAGTCTTCTTTATTCATATTTACAGCAGTAATTTGACTGTCTTCATACGTACGATAATAATAAATCCCTTTATCAACGTTACAGCAAGAAGAATAAATCGTATATTCGTATTTTCCTTCTCCAGTATCGCATACTCCTTTTTGTTGCTCGACTGAGCCTAGTATATGAAAAAATTGACTGATACTTTCAGATTCTGAATCACCTGATGCAGCATTCATTTTAGTAAATGTGGCTTTTACAAATCGAGAAACAGAAGAGAGATCTCCAGGTAAGCCCAATCCTCCCATCCCACGACTATAAACATTCAAGCTGATCTGGTTTGAAAAATGATTTTCTGGTGTTCCATTTGATAGCGAGCGATAATTGTTCAGATTAAATAATTGATAATCAAATGGCGGATTATTTGTCAACACACCGACAGGATTATCATATAAATGAAGTCCATCTTTCATACTTTCAATTACTATCGATTTTTCTTTATCAGCTAATAACCAGTGTAAAGGTGACAAGGGTAGTTTTTCACTAAAATCGATATTGACTAGATTGATAGTAGCCAATAATTCTTTAGCTTCGTCTATGGTTGAGCATTGCCCTAGTATCCATGGAATAAACTCAAATGGTGCAACGTTATCTTTTCCTTCTTGTAATTCTTTATAATCAGCATTGCCAGGAAAATTCAGTCCTGCCATACTCAACCCTTTTTCATTTGTAGCCTCATAATAGAGTGGATAGTTGGATACCCCAGCTGCTATTCCTATCATTGCATAATGTTTATCTAAATTTTTTACCTTTCTAAAATCGAAACGATAATTCTTGGAGTAATAGTGACCACTTCATTATAAGACATCTCATAATCAAAATTCCTTCCAAAATAATGGTCTTTCGTTGCATAAGTGATTGCGGTACACATCGTTTCCCCTCCTAAAACAAATCGTTTTTACACTTTTATCTTACATCTAGTATTTTTTTTTATCAAAAAAAGGCCAAAGAAGATTGATTTACTAGCATTTATAAAAAATAGTACTCAGGGGGAATCAAAAAATATTGTAGGTTAAAAGTACAACAATAAGGGGCTGTGACAAAAGTCTTGTCACAGCCCCTTATTCCGAACAAACGGTGTTCAAAAGCTTGCATCTGCGGTAATAAGCCCAATCAAACGAAAAAATAGGAAAAGCTATTTTTGTTTGGCCGTTCTTATTACTTGATGCAGGACAGCTTCTTCACAACCTCTAATCGTTGATATAAGGAAGGTACAGGATTTATATATGACTGGTAATAGAAGAAAATTACTAGCATAGTTTAGCGATTTACCCTAATTTTTGCTTCTAGTTATAAAATATTAGCACTAACTAAATTTCAAAACGTAGTCAAAAACGTATTTAAAATTGTAATCGGGTAAGTGTTCGACAACTATAATTAAACTAGATTTATCTATGTACTTCCCCCTCAAAATTGAGGGGGGAATTTTTTATCGTTTAGGAATATTTAAATACCAACGTTTGTCATGGAAATCTTGTGCTCCGCCTTTAGTGTTCCCTTCTGGATCGTTCGTTGCACGCATCATTACATAGACTTTCTTATTAGGAAAATTACGCATATTGAAAGATACATGATAGCCAACGTTTCCAGAAGTATTATAAGCTTGATTTACATCTGGTCTATAAATTCCATCAGCTTTTACTCGAGCTAATTCTTTCCCAGTATTGTAGTCCATAATGAAAATATACTCGTATTTATAGTTAGCAATGTGCCATCCAGCTACATGCAAGTTTGCGTTTTCGATTTCTCCGAACTGATCAATGTGGGCGTAGTTCGTTCCATCTGTCAAGGTAGGATTTGCCGCACCTGCTCGAGTTGGATCAATGACAGGCTTGTTTTCAGAAGTAGTTGGATTTTCATCGGTAAATCCATGAGCTAAATCATAGGCTAATTTTTCTTTACTTACGCCCATTTCAGAAAGATAACCGTAAGGATCTGTATGATCTCCCCAAATATTTTGCGTTACCCATAAATGCGATTTGATTCCTGGTTGGTTATAAGGAGTGTCTAATGTTAATGGAATACCATATTTCATTGCTGAATCTCTAGCCAATTCAACGTATGCCTTGTAGTTTTTCTCAAACGTTGCTTTATCATGTGTGTGTTGTAACTCAATCTGCACAGGACTGTTGGCATTAGCATATGAACCAGCACCATACTGTACATAACCAGGTTGTCCGACTTGGTAAACAATTCCACCGTCTCCCACAATGTAAGCAGTGTAAGCACTAGTCCATGAACGTTGCATATACTGCGCTTCATTGCGTCCTGTTGCTGTTTCATTAGCCGTTTCATGCAGTAAAATGTACTGATTATTTGCTACTTGTGAGCTACCTTCGTTTGGGCCCAAATTAAATTCATTGTTGATAGTATAGGCAAATCCGTTAATTGGCAATAAAAAAAGAGCCGTTAATAGGCTCACCGCAGTAATAGTAATTTTCTTTTTCATTTGTTTCCTCCTATTTTTTCAAATTATATGCCGACACACCAGTGATAACGCCTAAAAATGTTGCTACTGCATTGATAGTGAGTACTGTCATATCTGTTCCATTCCATCCATATGCTTTTCCTAACGTGGCTACTAAAACAGATGCAGCTGGTAAAACTGTTAAAACCGTCCATTTAATGACTTGATAATACTTATCTGGTAAAATCATTTCTTCTCACCTCCTTTACAATTTAGTCAAGAAATAGCCAATGATCGTAATGCCTAAACCAATCATGTAACCCCACGACCATTTATTATTGGCTTTCATTTCTTTGATATCTTCCGCATTATTAAGCGCAATAGAGTATGCCTGATCCGCTCTATCTTTTGCACTTTCCGCTTTTTCGCGTAATGATTCGTAATTATCCAGTTTCGTTTCAATACGCACTAAGCGTTCTACCACGTCTTGTATTGCTTCGTCTTTCAACCAACTAGCCTCCTTTCATTGCAAAATAAAAAGCGCACTCGTTTGAGTACGCTTCTATTCTAATTTATTCTATATTTCATTCGGATTAATTGTATCTGTCTCTACTATAGGTACCTCTAATGATTTTAACTTTTTGAATCTTTCAACCTCATTAACGCCATAAATCTGGTACATAATTCCAGATTTATTTAATTTTTCAATTACTTGACTTGTTGCTAAGTCATTCGATACTGATAGCAAAGCTTTATTATATTGCTTAACTTGCTGTATATCATCATCAATGCTATTTTTTGAATCATATAACCATGAAACCGTACAATCAGGATGATTCTTTACTACCTTATCTCTAATTTTTTTATTTGTAAGAACGAAAAAAGAACGATTATATACATTATATTTTTTTAAAGTATTTACAATTGATCCAACAAATTTATCGTTATTCCAATCTCCCTTTGATCCATCCACATTAACAATTAATTTGTCTTTACTTATTTCTTTAATTGCTTCGTCAAAAGTTGGTATATTAATTTTTCTGTCTTTATATTTTGGATAATTTGAAGTATCTACCGATAATTCTTTAAGTTGTTTGATTGTAAGCCTTTCTGGTTGTCCTTCTCCGTTCGTTGTCCTGTCAAGAGTGTCATCATGCATCAAGAAATTCACTCCATCTTTACTAGTTCTTACATCAACTTCTACTGCATTATAGCCAAGTGACTTGGCTTCTCTCATGGCTTCGACTGTATTCTCTGGAGCAACTATATGTGCGCCTCTATGGGCTACTAGATAAGTTTCTTTATGGTTCAACAAACTACTGGATGAGTAAACGCATCCAGTTAAAACAATGGAAAATATAATTAATATCTTTGATATTTTTTTCACTTTCGGAATCACCTCAAAAACAAGTATATCAAATAAAAAAGACTAAGGTAATAATATATCGGTTTCTATCATAGGTGTTTTCTTTATAAGAAGGTGATTTAAATCTGTTTTAGTGTTCACGTTATATATTTGATAATAAATATTTGTATTTCTCAGTTTTTCTAAAATATCATCTGTAACTATATTTAAAGGAATAGAGAGGAGTGCTTTCTGGTAACTTTTCACTTCCGTTATGGCATTATCAATCATGCTAGAATCCGTTAATAACCAAGATAAAGTAGCGTCTGGATAACTTTGATTAAACGCATATCTTTGAGACGTATTCGAAATAACAAAAAATGTATTTTGGTAAATTTCATATTTTTTAAGAATATTAATCATTTTCTTGGTAATTGCTGTATTTGAAAAGTCTATCTTTGATCCATCCACATTCAGTATTATATTTCCTGTGGAAATTATTTTTACAGACTCTTCAAATGTAGGTACCCTTAATATCTTGTTTTTATATTCTGGATAATTTGAAGTGTCAATTTCCAATTGACGAATTTGTTCCGAATCCATATTAGCAATATATCCATTTCCATTTGTCGTTCTATCGACAGTATCATCATGCATAATAAATAATTCGCCGTCAGAACTCGCTCGTGGATCTAACTCAATTGCTCCATATTTTAAATCAATTGCTATTTTATACGCCTCTATAGTATTCTCTGGAGCAAAATTATGTGCACCTCTATGGGCTGACAGTCGTAAATTTTCAACCATCAGCCAGTCGGGAAAGGGTCATCGGTATACCACCACCCCGACACATAATGGTTTCCTGATGAATTTCCACCAACTCTTAGTAAGTTCGTTCCTTGACGTTCAACAAACGCACCTGCTACATACGATGTTGGATTAGCTGCTTTTTGTATATTTAAAGGTACATTCCAAGAAGTATCATCAAAATCAGTACTTAATCTAAATCCTGTAGGAAGCTCATGAACATTAACAATATCTGTAGCTTCTTTTAATTTAAATCTACCATAAAACTCTACAATATCTCCGATGCGTCTGTATCTCCAACTTGCTTCACTAAGCTCCTCTTTGGCTGTCAAAGCAATGTCCTCAGTACCATAGCTAGCTACCGCAACTTGCGTTCTGTCTCTGTAATAAATATCCAATGATTTTGGTGTAACTAACTTATTTAAATCTGTTCCTGCTACTACTTCTGCATCTGTAGCAATCCGTTTTGTAATCATTTGAGTTGTTCTTTGTGGCGTCATAAATTTATTTGATGCTTCGCCCTTTTCTGCTTCTGTTTGAGTCGCAGTGCTAAAATTATCAACATTACCCAAGCCTACTTGATTTTTAGTAACCTCATGCGGATTGTTCGTATCATTAACATGCTCTTTCAACTGTGAATTAACTTGAGCTACTTTTTTAGTTACTTCAGCTTCGACATATTCTGGTGCTAGATCCCATACATAATCTTTTGGGTTGTTTGAGTCTCGCATACCGATTCCTCGGTATTTATATTGCTCAATATTCGGGGTTCGGGTGTCACCTTTTTCTAGTTTTATCCATTCTATTTTGACTTCACCTTTTGTTGATTGGGGCACTTGAAATATATTTATTTGATTTCTAACACCAGCGTCTATCATTTCTTTTGTTGGTCTAAAATTTAGTTGCCAAGTATCTGTTAACCCTTCAACAGGCATTAGGTTACCAGCGTGTTGAGACCCAGCTAGCAAATACAATCCAAAAGTCTGTGTGGCTGGTTTAGTGGCTTTCATTGTGATTACATAGTCTTGGTTTGCTTCATAGTAGCCTTCTATATTACCTACATAACATTGATATTCTGTAGTAGTACGTGGCAAAGAATTTCCTACGTCTGTTCTTCGTATATTCTTACCCAATGCCGTCTTGCTCAAATAGTACGGCTCAACGAGTAGGTTGGGCTGGTACGGAGTTGCCGTATCACTTGTTGACGTTACTTTCTCAATCTTAATATCATAACCAATGTAAAGTTTACCGACTTGTCCTTTAGTCGAGTAAACCTGAAAATAAGTAAATTCTCCGTCTGACACGTTTGCAGGTACAGTAAATGTCTTTTTAATGAACCCCCATTTTCCCCTGCAACTATTATCTGGATATAGAGAAGTGACACGTGTCACAACGTTATTAGCTGATACACAATACGGATAGATAGGCGAAGCGCCGTAATCTGTGGAGAAATCATCACTAATCATTATAGGCACAGTTGCGATATAAGTAGCGCCTTTTTCTAACCGTCCTACAGCTGGAATATATACGCTTCTATCTACGCCGTTTGCTGACGGATCGCTAAAGTCAAGTACAAAATGCGAACCGCCGTCTTTGACATAAGCAGGAGGTTCTGTAATCGCTGAAGCATTTTTACTTAGTTTTGAAAAATCTAAATTTAGGAATAAGTTAGGTCTTCCCGAATAGTCATAGTCCCCGAAGTCGATGCTGTTACTGTACATCTTTTTCAGCTTGCCGAGATCGCCAATCTCCTGATTGGTTTGATTCATTTTGTCTTCAACTGCTTTAAGATTGTTTTGTGCCGATGTAACGTTTTGAGAAACGGTATCAATCTTAGTTTGAGTAGCTTGTAGTTGCTCTGTTACCTCGTCAACAGTTTGATCAATTGCTTGTGTGGCTCCCTCTACAAATTCATTTATTTGTTGGTTTGCCTTTTCAATCGTAGAATCCACATTTGTTAATGCTGCGTTAACAGCATCTGTCGCCTCTTGTTTGACCCCATCAAGTAGTTGTTGAAAGTCTTTAAAATAATATTCTCCATTCAATTGAACATCGCCATCAATGATAGATTTCTCAATATTAAAAGTAAACGCCAAATTGTCCGTATGACTACCATCTGGAAAATCAATATAAACATTGGCATCAACTTTACCCTCGTAAGAAAGTAACATGTCAGGAATCCGGTATTTTACAATCCCTTGCATGTAGCTTTCAGTAATGATCTGATTATCAAAAATTGGGAACTCCTTTTTCTCTTCCCCTTGATAGATGTGCATAAAAAGACGAACAGTCGCATCGATTAAATCGGTCGGACTTCCGTCTTGATTTTCAATATTAAATTGTAAAACACCAGCATTTTTATCATAAGATTTAAAAGTAAAGCCTGTAATCTTGGTGGCACGACTAACTGGTTCTGTAGGTACGGTGATCTCACCAACTTTTCTGTCTACCAAATCAATCCCTCCTTCCTACTTAACGCCTTCTATCTTGATGATTTGAATTTCTGCGTTTGTATTTTTGTGGTAATTCATATTTTCAGTGATTGCTACTTGGGCGGAACGAACGATCTTATAGCTTGTATCCGTCACACGTTCTAATTTCAACTCATACATTTCCATACCGCCTGCATCGTCATATAAGTTAGTGAACATGACAACTGGCCCAGTCACGTTATTTGCTTCGTACACCTGACCGCCCCAACCTTGAATATGAATGCGGACGGAACTGTAGTGTTTCATGCTATCTTTTAAGTCTATCGTCGTACCCACGCCATGTTTTTCGCCTTTGAATAGCTCGAAGGTTGTCACAACTTTTCGGAAACCCGGGCTATTATAACCGTTGTCATTGTTATGCGTACGTGCGATATAGATATTTCCGCCGTAACCGTCCGAAGCCCAAAGCAGTTTCCGTTTATTGTGTTCTTGCATAACACCTAGTAACATGATTGAACCATCGCCAAACATCGTGATTTGTCCGTTTTTGTACCATTGATTAGTGGTAGCGTAAAAGCCCGGTGGAACGTCGTACACGTTAGTATACTTCCAGCCTAGCTCATTATCCTTCAAAGCAATACCACGCGCGTTCATTGCGATTTCAGGCGTACAAAAACCGGCATTTAACGGTGTAGCATCGACATGAGCTTGTTGCGGCGTACCATCGAAATGAATTGCTAATTGTTGTAAAATCCACTTGACAGATTCTTGCAATTTTTTAATTTCTTTTTCCACTGATTAAACCTCCTAATACGTGAAATTGCGATTAGTGTAGTGGCCCACACCTTGTACTTTGATCGTACGTTTTGCCGTATCAATTTGCACATTTGCGAAACCCGCTTCATTCGCTGTGTTGTATTCCTCTTCGGAAGGGAAGGCTTTTGTTCCTACAATGATTTGCGTTGTACCTAAATATTTCACTGTTTCATAATGCCAATGCCCCGCAAAGATTGCCGCAACTGTTCCGCGTCCTTTTGTTGCGAAGTTGTAAGTCTTTTGTCCCATAGGACTCGGGTTGTAACCGTTCATTGTATTGTAATCAATAGTTACGCTTGCTCCTTGTTTGAAGCCGTCTAGTAAGGTTCCTAGTTTCGTCACGTTTGCTACGTCGTTTTCTCTTTCCATAGGTACATGTCCTACAATTACAACGTGATAGCTTCTATCAAGTTGTTCTAACCATTGTCCAAAGGCATGCAATTGGTTTTGCCCTAGTTTTCCATGAGGAAACTCAGCACCGTTGTAATATCCAGAAAACTCGATGAATTTTCCTTGTGAGTTCGTATGATCTTCGAAGTCATCGGTATCGATACGGTAAATCGCAACTTTTTTGTTAGGGAACAAATTAGGGCCGTAACGGCTATCATATGCTACGGCAATATCCGATCCTGTCAACGAATCGAGCCGTGAACGTCCGTCGTTTGCGTATGGGATTTTACCTGTTTCGTGGTTACCACGGCAAAGAATGATCGGAACTTCTGCGCCTGCTGTCGCTACGCTAGCAAAGCGTTTCAACACGTGTAAGTTCTTCGCGCGTCTTTCTTGTTCGGTATAAGGGTAAATACCCGACGCTGTTCCTCCACTGTATCCGTCGATATTATCCCCGCCGTACACCATCGCGTCCGCAAAGGTTTCTAGCGTCCTGAATTGTCCGACAATGCTCCAACGACGTTCTGTTTTGTCTTTCTGGTCGAAGTGATCTAAGAATTGCTCGTGTGAATCGACGTGGATATCCGTCATGAATCCCATGTTAAACTTAGTTTTATCCGCTTGCGCGATCACTGTGTCTAAGTTAGTAGGGCGAACGTAGTTGTACGCTCCTCTGTCGTAGAAAAGTTTGTCTCTTTTGATTGGCACTTGTTCTGCACCTTTAGGAACATTGAATGTTTTATTTTGAATATCGTCTAAGCGAGCGGCTAAACTGTCATAATCTCCTTTTGCTTCATTCAAAATGTTAATGATCGTACCACCTGGATCGATATTTTCCAGTATTTCACGATTATCTTCTAACCACTGCTCCCAGTCATTTTTGCCCTGATCCATGTAATCTTTGAATTTTCTTAGCAAATCCTCAAAGGTCCACACATAGCCAGAATCACGTAACTGGCTTCTAGATATTCCAGAAATGACTCGATAGGTAAAATCCTGTGTGCTAAATTGTTCACTCCAAGTTCCATCACCATTAAGTGATCGGAAACTGAAATGTGCGGTGTTTTCACCGCCCCATTGCCAGTCAGGCTCACTTAAGGTGTAAACAAGCCTTGCCTGTGCTGGACTGTATTCCTGTACTTTTTGTTCAACAGGTTGGTTTTCACCAAATTTTGTTGTATTAATAAAAAATGGCACTAGGCCATCGAATGTTTTTAGTTTGCCATGTTCCACCACTTCAACAACGAACTTTTGAGTTAAAACATCTCCTTGCCGAATCCGAACCAAATTTATTCCGTTATTTGGTTCTGTGGTGGATAGGACCATTTTATGTTGCGTTTCTGCCACGACTATCCCTCCTTTAGAAATTGATATAGTCTCTTGCATTGTGGAAATGACCTGAAGAAGATGGATAAAATTCATCCATAAATTGGAAATGAAGATGTTCTCCAGTGGATGGTCCTGTTGTCCCCATCAGTCCAATTTGCTGACCAGCAGTTACTTTTTGACCTTTTGAGACATCCACACGGCTTTGATGAGCATAGCCTGTATACATTCCATCAGCATGTTTGATTACTGTCCAGTTTCCATACCAGTCATAATAGTTCGCATCTCCTGCAACGATGACTTCTCCATCTGCTGATGCAAAAATAGGTGTATTAGGATTTCCATTTACAAGGTCAATACCGTTATGAAATTCTTGTGCTTCTGTGATTGGAGAAGTGCGCCAGCCAAATTCGCTCGTCACTTTGATTGGATCTGCAATTGGTTTTATATATCCTTTTGATGCAGGAATTTCCAAATCTTTAAACTTGTCATACCATTCTTGTGCCCATGTCGTCCGTTCTGGATGTGGATCACGTGGACGTTCAAAGTTAGCCACGAATGCTTGTGTTGCTGTGTTGATATCGGTCAGATTCATGAATTGTGTCCATGTATAAGGATAAGCGCTAGTAACAAGCCATTGACCGTTCGGTGCATGCCACATCAACAATTTGAACTGCGCCGTGATCGTGTCTGGATCATCACTGATGCCAGCCTTTGTCATTAAGTTGAGCATATAGACACGTCCGCTAGTTGCACCTGTGGAATCCGTCCATTGCCATACACCATATCCGAATCCTGGTGCGCCATTGCCCTCATCGGCGGTTGGATTAGCATCTGATTCTCCTTGTGCATTGCCAAGTAAAGCTGCAGTAGCTTGTTTAGTAAAGCCAGCACCTATTGCCATTGCCCAAATCTGCCAATAACGTTTATCCCGATCAGTAGTTACTTCTGGTGGATATTGTCCATTCCAACCGTTATCGTTTCCTCCAGTATTGTCTCCTCCATTATTGTCTCCACCGTTTGTATCGATTTTAACGCCGTTCACATATAATTCTTTGACATCTAGACGGCCATCTATGGTTATATTTCCTTCTGAAAATTTACCATCACCGTAAAGATTATATTTGCGCTTATCAGCAGTAACGTCTGCTGGAATTTGAAAAACAGGATTCCCTCGATCGCCGCCGTCCCCAGCGTTAATGGAAAAAATATAGTTTGGTTCTTTCCATACAGCAAACCCATTTATTTTTCCGCCTCCATAAGTTGCTACGATGGATCCAAGCGATTCTCCGTGAACATCGTCAAGCCCAGTTGAAATGACCTTTTTTTCAAAAGAAAGTTGTCCTCCTTCTGCCACTAATTGGAAATCTTTATCATCCAATGTCTTTAAAGCTACCCCTTGCACGAGAATACCTGAAAGAATTCCTGCTTTAATAAAATTAGCATTGAAAGTTCCATCCAACGTCCACGCAGTCGTGCTATCGCCATTGTGTACATCTTGGATTGTTTGCCATTCACCTTTTTTACACTGTTTGAAAGATATTCCTGAGTTATTTTGGACCATAAAAAAGCGTGATCTAGGAATGTTAGGTCCATCCATATAAACAGTTTCATAGATTTCTCTACTATCACTAACACCAGCTTCAATTCCATTTACCCAATAAATAGAACCGCCATTATCTCCTGCGCCTCGCATAATGTCATCTTGATATTTTCCAATCTCTGTCGATTCGTAAAATGTCATTTTGCTAGATTCTAAACTATTAATATTATTGACAATAGAAGCCGTTTGTTTTCTAACGTCTTGTGTTAAATTATCCCCTAGTTCGATATGGGTTTGACCGGTAAGCCGATTGAATGTAGTTTTATAAATACGAGTTTTATAGTGATAACCTTTATCGTATCTGTGAATAGTCACTGTATTTCCTATCACATCTCCTCCAGTGACTTCGGCTTTGAATTGTACTAACGGTCTAGCAGAATCGATTAAGGTTGAATAAGTATTTTTAAGTAATTCTGTTGGATCATCTATATCATCAAACACTACTACGGTTTCTCGTTTTCTCATTGATCCATCTTTTTGTGGTATCCCATACTTTTGAGTTGCTTCCGGATCTTCAAGCCAATTTTGGCCTTTAGGCTTATCTAAAGGATCACCATTCGACTTTTTCCATTCAACATCAGTGAATTCAATTCTTCTACCGTATCCGTCACCAACCTCTTCGCCTCGCCCACGACCTATCATTGAAGTTGAGATTGAGCTTCTATCTATCTCTCTTACAACTGTTAATGCTTTACTACCATATACAAAACGTGTATTCGATTCTTCACCAATTTGTTCATATACTTCGATCCATTTATCCTTTATTCCATCAGAATTCAAAGAACACCTAAAGACAAATTCCATGCCTAAGGTTTGCAATTCTTTCAACGCTTCTTTTACAGAGACATAGTAAAAAGTTGCAGTTACTGCTGGTAACATTGCTTCTACGTGACCAACGCGCCAATTTCCTTCAGTAAATTCAATCAATCGATCAAGGACATTTTTTAAGGGCTGCCCACTCGGTCTAATATCTTTGATGATGTAAGCATCTAATTCATTTGTTGCAAATCCTAACCCTGTAAACTCTAATGTTTCAGATGGGTCGCTAACTTTAGTAATTCGATACAACGAAAAAGACGACTCGTTTTCACGAATCGCCATATATCTTGCATCCTCTATTTCTTTATCATATTTTGTCGTAACGTATAGAGTATCTTTCATTAGATCGCTCTTATCAGAACTAATTTCTTTTTCTTGGGAGACTTCAATCAAACTTCTTGTATTTTTCCTTTTAATAAGTTTTTGCAAGTGATCAAAGAAATAAACTGTCTCACTCAAATTGTCGCCCCCCTATAGAATATTTTAAGCTTCCCATTATTGCTAGTTATCTTCTGACCTTGCTTAAGATAAAAGTTCTCAAAATCACTTTCTAAATCAATCATAGAAGTACAATCTTCTCCGTTTACAGTTACCTGCTCATCGGAAAAATCAAAAACCAACACGTCTCCTGTTTTTATTGCCGCATCAGTTATCGTGATATTTTGTTCTCCGTTTGTAATTTTGATTGAATTATTCATGGATAAAGTAACTTCAATTTTTCTTGGTGTTATAGGAAACTGTATCGGATTTCCAATATAGCCATCACTAACACATTCTTTCGTATACTTTAGTGGATCCGCACAGAATACATTAAAACTCGAAATAATCGAGTTGGAGTCTCCTGGAACAGTATCAGTTGATGTATAGCGACCGTAGTAATAATAATCTAATTCATCATGAAACCTAATTTCCACGTCTTCATTCCGGTATAAATAATTCAACAGTTCTTTGAATTTAAACTGTAGTTTTTCTGGATCTCTATCTTCCAGTTTATATGTTATTTTTAGTGTTCTTGAAGGTATTTTCTGATTTGTAATGATTGAACCAATTTGTATCTCTTGCTGTTCAACTTCTACAGAAAGCATTTCTCTACCTTCCACCGTAAGTGTTTGATAACCATCAATCAAATCTTCTAAATACATTCCATCGTACATCATGGCAGACGTCGGAAGGAATCGTTTAGAACTAGCGAGATTAATGGTTGTATCTTTGAATGAGTACATTTTATTTTCTCGTTGATCCAAAATATTCCCTCCTAAAATTCCAGATTAATATCTGCACCTTCGCCCATAGCTTGTGAAATATCGTCTACAAACAATCTAAATGATTGTCTTCCAAGGTTGAATTTAAATACAGCTGGTTTAGTAGAGCCGCCCATATTTACTTTATGTTCAACTTGTGCACCAATGTTTTTATTTGCATTTTTCAGATTTGCAGCTATATCTACATCATGATTTGCATTGAAAAGTTCCGCGATAAAGTCTGCCATACTTCCAACAGTATTCTGTACCTCATTGAATCCTCCTGTCAGTCCTTTATTCAGACCGTTCATAATAGCCTGACCAGCTGGAATCAATAGCTTTCTATCGTATTGGATAGGTCCTTTGTGTTCACGAATCCAATCACCAATACCTCCAACAAAATCTTGCACAGATTTCCATGCATTTTGTAACCCTTCTAGAAAACTATCCATGATAGCTTTTCCGGCTGCTAGTAAATCGATATTTTTCAAGTTATCAAACCAGCCAGTTACTCTATCAACCGTATCACTAACAGCATTTACTAAATTATCCCATGCCTCTTGAGCACCATTTACTAAATTGTTGAAAGTATCTATAGTACCTTGTTTTAGGTTTTCCCATCCCTGAATGATGTTATCCTTAGTTCCAATAACTAGATTAATAAACCAAGCTTTGAAAGAATTCCATAAATCTTTCGCTCCTTGAATCATATTATTAAACAGATCGATTGTCCCTTGTTTTAGGTTATTCCATCCCTGTTTAACACTATTTACAATATTGTTAGTTGTCTCTTTGATCCATGTAGTAAAAGAATTCCACACATCTTTGATGGTAGAAGTTAACACATTCCAGATATTTATCACAGTATCCTTTAAGGCTGTGTAATAACCAACAACTATATCTACAAACGTTGTGATAATATTTTGGATATTTGTAGTTAATGTAGTCCACAGCATCGAAGCATCTTCTTTTAACTGATTAAAATTACCTGTTATCAAATCAATCAAAAGTAGAATTGGACCCATTACAACAGTTTTTATAATTTCCCATGCAGAGCCTGCGATTGATCCAATTTGAGACCATAGGTTCGTAAAGAAATCAATCATTGGCTGAAAAACATTTTTTATGGCAATAACATACGGTGCTAGAATGTTTACAATTCCTTCCCAAGCGGAACTAGCAGCTTCTTTGATGCCGTCCCATATACTCGAAAAGAATTCTTTTGTTTCAGTCCATTTATTCTTGATCCAATCTGCCGCTTTCCCAGGAGCTTCTTGAATTGTAGTCCAAACATTGTCTGCGCCTTCTTTAATGGACTTCCATAAATTGTTAAACCATTCTCCTGTAGATTTCCATGCATTCTGAATCCATTCTACTGCCGAGCTTACAGCAGACTTGATTCCCTCCCATAAGCCAATCCAAAAGTTTCTAAAATCTTCACTCGTATTCCAAAGATAGATGAAACCTACAACAAGTAGTGCTACCGCAGCTATAACCAATCCGACTGGACTGGTAAGAAAACCTATGGCGGAACCTAATTTCTTGAACAAAGAGATTCCGTTACCTAATACACCTAACCCCACTTTCATGGTTTGAAACGCTTTAACCAGCATTCCTAATGCATACAATACTGGCCCAATTGCAATAGCGATTGCTCCTATGGCCACTACTAATCTTTGAGTTGATTCTGGAGCACTTACAAATTTTTCTACTAAGCCGGATATGGCATCTGCTACTTTTTTGATGGATGGTGCTAGAATCTTTTGAATTACAATAGCTGCTGACTCAAAAGCTCCAAACATTTGCTCGATGGAAGAATTCATATTATCTTGCATGGTCCGAGCCATATCGTCAGCTGCACCATCAGAATCTTTCAGAGATTTTGTTAATTTGCCCAATGAATCAGGTCCTTTATCAATCAAAGCCATCATCCCTGATAATGATTCTTGCCCATATAGTGTTACTAAAGCATTTTGTTGTTGTTCAGGCGTCAGGCCTTCAAAAGCTTTTTTAAGTAATTCTACTTGAGTTTTTAAAGGTTTCATTTTACCGTCAGCATCATAAAACGAAACACCTAAATTATCCATTGTATCTTGCATAGCCTTTGTTGGCCTTGCTAACCTAGACAATGCTCCTCGCAACGTTGTACCTGCTTGAGAACCCTTAATGCCTGCGTCACTCATAATACCAATAGCTGCTGCAGTTTCTTCCAAAGAAATCCCCATTGAATTAGCTACAGGAGCAACATACTTCAATGCTTCTCCCATGTCTCCAACTTCCGCATTGGTGTCCGCAGCAGCACGAGCAAATACATCAGCGACATGTCCTGCTTCACTTGCTTCTAAACCAAATCCTCTCAAAGCAGTAGCAGTATTTTCAGAAGCTAGAGCCACATCCCCTCCAGATACAGCTGCTAAGTCTAAAAGACCCGGCATTGCTTTCATGATTTCTTGTGCGCTAAATCCAGCAGAAGCAAGATTTTCCATGCCGGCAGCCGATTCTTTTGCGCTAAAAGCAGTTTTTGCTCCTAGATCAATCGCTTGCTGTTTCATCTGTTCAAATGTGTCGCCTGTTGCTCCTGATATAGCTTTTACACGACTCATTTGTTCTTCGAAGTCGCCACCAACTTTAGCAACTGCTACGCCTACTCCTATAAGAGGAGTGGTAATATACTTTGTCATTGCGGCACCAGTACCTTGCATCACTTTACCTACAGCGGTTGTCATACTATTTGATTTCTTTTCAAAAGTCTTAACAGCATCTTGCGCATCTTTAAAAGTCTTTACAAATCCACTATCTGTGGCTTTTAATAAGGCTTCAACAGAAAATTGTTCCATGATTTTCCTCCTTTCCTCAAGAGTTAGCTTTAGTTAGTAAGCTTTGGAATTTTTTATCTTGTTTTGAAAGTTCGGAAACTCCCATGATTGAATCTTCGATTTTTTGATAATTGAAGAATTCTTCAAAGGATCGATATACAGGAACTGTCTTTTTGCCTACTTTTTTCTCCGCTTGGACTTGCTGATTTGCCCACGCTAATTCGTGAATCAACTTTTCTTTGTCAAGCCAAGATAACTGGGCTGCAGTCATACGAATGTTGTATTCATATAACGTCATTCTTTCGATATCTGAGATATTGGTCATTCCCAAATATCGAAAAGAATTGATAAGAATTTGTTCGTATGCCAGTGCAGAATCTATTCCGCTTGTTGTTTTTCCGCTTCTTTCAATTTCTGATTCAGGTTTCGGACCGCTAACTTTCCCGCGTTCGACTCCGCCAATTCTTTTAGGACTTCATCAAACAATTTTTCGATGTCTTTAACTTCATCGATGTAATCATCCATTTCATCCAACGTAATAGTTTCTTCTTCTGTTCTATTTGCTATTTCTAAGACTCGTGACAACGTGTTGACATTATAAGAACGTAATTCCGGTAAGACTTTTGCTGAGAGTCCCATTCCGAATTCCATATTTCCATCGATGAAAGGCATCACTTTGTCTAATTCACGTACAAATTTAGTGCCAAATTTAAACGAATATTCTTTACCTTTAATTTTTAATTTCAATGTTTTTCATCCTCCTAAAATAAAAAAGAGAGCATCTAAGCCCTCTTATGCTCCTGTCGAAGTTGCTTTCACGGTATCTTTGAATGCATATTGAACAACATCGGCTTGATCTTCTGTCAAGGTTGCATAACCATCTTGACCAACACCATTTACTGCAAATGATAAACTTAATTCAACGTTATCCTCTGCAGCAGCTGATGGAGTAAATTCAGACACATATGCTTGGTAATAAGTAGCTTTGTACTTATTTGCATCATCATCTGTGCCCTGTTCTGCTTTGTTGATTTCCCAAATTTCAATGATATCGCCATTTAATAAGGCTTGTTTCATTTCATCTACATGAGAATCGCCTTTGGCAACTATTGAAGTAGCCGAAAAATCATATTCAACTGGGCTTAAACTTTGAACGTTTCCGTCTTTTGTCACTGTAGAGTCTGAATCTCTTGATAATCCATTTTCATGTTCTGTTTGAAATGCCATTTTCCAAGCAGCTTCCTGAGTTTCTTTTTTCAATAAGCGATAAAGCAAAATGACATCAATACCTTTTAATGCTTCCATGTTCTTCCTCCTATCTAATTCTAAATTCAAGTGTGACAACCGCTCGTTTTAGGGGCGTATTGGTTGTTGTGTCGTCCATCACTTGAATTCCACTTGCTTGATAATTTAAAGCCCAATAATAGCCTTCTGTGGCTTCTATCAATCTAGCTTCATTAAAAAGAGCAGATGCCATATTTGACACCTGCTTTCGTTTCTTCTGTAATCCCCAAACGGATAAAACCACAATCACAGACCCTTTAATGTCAGTTTTATTTACTTCATGGATGGTCTGAGTGTTCTCAAATTCCACAAAGGGATAACCAACATCCTCTAAAGTTTTGTAATCGTATGTTTTATATCCAAGTTTGTTTTGGGATATTTTAAAAAGTTCATCAAAAATCGACTGATCTCTTGTCTTAATCATCATTTCACCAAGGCTTTCATTTCAGCCATAAATTTGACTTTTTGATAATTAAAAGCTGGTCTAACATAAGGCTGGGCCGACATAAAGCGAGTTCCATATTCTACATAAGGAGCATAGTCTGCTGTCGGTCCTACAATACCAGTTAAACCAGCTTCTAAAAGATTCATGTTTATTGATCTTCGTAAGTAACCTGTATCCACTGGCGCACCTTTTTGCATTCGTTCAGTCATTTCAGCAGTATTACTTTTCACGACTTTTTGAACGTCATTAAGCGTTGCTGCTTTTTTCAGATGTCGCATCAGCTGATCGATTCCTTTATATTCAAGTTGTGCCTTCATCAAGAACCACCTCTTGCACAATTAAACTATTTCTATATGCTGGATTTCTAGCTGTTTTTTGTTGCCAAGTCTTTCCTTCAATCTCGATATAGTCAAATGTAGGGATAGAAAAAAGAGGCTGCGTCCTAATGACCTTCACCCCTTCTTCCACACTACCAAAAATAGTCACACTTCTATCAGTGCCAATATCTGTCACGTTTGCCTCTGTTCTTGTTCTTTCTGGTTTTCCTTCAACCCACTCACCGAGATCTGGATCATATTTAGAGTCAGATGAACGTTTAACAAATATAATTTCATCTGTAAATCTCATATAAATTTAAACCTCCCTCGCTTTGGCTTGTACAACTCTTCCTGATCTTTACGCTTAAATTCGTCAATCTCATTTTGATACTCTGAAAAATCCGAATCAGGAAAAGCCATAGATAAACCTTCTTGAGAATATGACTGCATACCTTCTTGACCAATTCTATTGAATCTTTTCAACGATACTTCATATACAACTGTTTCAAATTCTTTAGGAACTTCTTGCGTATTTAACAAGGTTTTCATACGCTCATTCGTTCTTCGCTCAATAACTTCAAGCTTTTCATCTATTGTTCCTTTAAGAAGTTTTTTAATATCATCTGCAATCATCATATTTTTACTTCCTAACTAGCAGGTTGACCTGTCACATTGATTGAAGTAGTGAATTCTCCAGAAGTAAATGTGAATGTTGCTGACCCTTCTGCTGCAATCGTTCCATCAAAACCACCATTTTCATTTTTGGTCACTGTTGCGATAGCTCCATCACTTGAAGTTGCTGTAGTAGCTGCAACAACAGCAGCTGCATCGCTAGCATCTGCAGGCACAGCTGAAATAGTAAATGTTTTAGTATCGCCTACTTTACCGGTCCATGTCTTTTGATTTGGCACAATACCGGTAGCAGGCGTTACGCTTTTGGGGAAATCTTCCCAAATGCTTCATCTTTTACAATCATAAATCCAACATCCATTGTTGCACGCAAAGCAATCAGTTCTTGCTCAAACAAGTTAACTGGGGTTCCATCTTCATTAGTTAAAGTAGACAATTGGGCTTCTTCAGAAATCTTAAATGAAATATTATATGGGATTCCATAAAACATGTAATTAAAGTCTCCAGCGTAAAGAGTTCCTTTATCTAAAGACTTAAGGTCTACTACTGGTAATCCGTCAATTGTATTAGCAGAGCGATCATAAATAAACTCAACATTTGACCCTACTGTTTGAGCTGCAGAACGTAATTCTGTACGATTTTTTCGGTTTGAAATAAACGCATTAGGTTCAAATTCATTTTCTGCTAATTTGTCTTCTAAGGCTAGGATATTATCATAAGTCAATCCGCCTTCAACCACATTCCCCGCACTAATAACTGATCCGTCTAGTGACTGAGGAAATGGGTTTTCTTTATTTAATAAGGCAGCTGCATCAAATTTTTTATAGAAAGCTTCAGCAATTTTTGGCTGCATCTCCTCAAAGAAATCTGATAATTTATAATTTAAATATTCACGAGAAACCGGAAGAATGACACCGAGTTTTTTTGCAGTCATCGTAGCTTGCATCCATTTAGGTTTAGACGTTTTAATTTTTTCACCTTCACCCACCCAGTATGCGCCTGGTCCTTCTGCAAAGTATTCAAATTTCTTTTCTTTGTCAGTCATTTCTTCGTATTTTGCTAACTGCATGATCTTAGAATTTTCCATAACTTCACTCAAAATGAGCGTATTATATTTATCAGGAATTTTTCCCTCTTTCGTTTCATATACCAAGACATTATCTGGATCCCATGTTTGAGCAAACATTTGCAAGTTCATTGGTAAAAGTTGTTTCTTTTTCATTAAGTTTTCCTCCTATTTAATAATTCGATTTTTAGCAGCTAGTTTAGCCACTGTTTCTTTAGTATTTTTCGATGCTGTAAATTGTCCACCTTCATTTGGTGGTGTTTGTCTTGCGTTTTCTCTCTTAATCAAAGAAGCAAAGTTAGTGATGACTGCTACAGCTTGTTTTGTGGCATCTGCATCATCAGAAACAATCAGACCAAGTAAATCATCATCGTGTGGTAAATTTGCATCTGTCAGCATTTTAGAAGCTTCTTTCGTCATTTCAGATAGTGCCTGTCCACGCTTTAATTCAGCGATTTCAGCTTCTTTTTGTTCCAACTCATGCTGTAGTTTTTCTTCCGCATTCATTTTTGCCAGCTTTTTAGCTTCTTCTTTTTTTGCTTCTAGTTCTTTTTCCCACGCTGCTTTTGCTTTATTCGTCTCAGCAGCGATCATTTTCGCTACTTCATCACGAGAAAATGTTTTGCCAGTATTGTTTTCTTCTTTTGCTTCGGTCGGTGTCTCTTGTGAGCCAGCTGGTAGGTTTCCTTGTTGTCCCTCATCACCAGATCCACCATCTCCTGGTTCAGAAAAAAATTGTAAGTTCATTGGCATAAATAAACGTTTTTTCATGATTAATCCTCCACGGTTACGCCGCTACCCGATAAATTTGACCAGTTACGCCGGTCAGCCGAAAATAGCTTTCTCTTTAACGCCTGTAAGCTGTAAGAAGGCACAATAAAAAGCCGTTAATTTGTGTTAACGGCTTGATATTCGTTCTATATAAGGTGCTGTACTGCATCGACAAAATGGATGCATATTAGGAGCGTTACTTCCTGGCTGCATATCGGCAACATCAAAAACTTGATTATTTAACGGTATACATAGTTTGCACGCCGTTGGTTCTGCTATATAGATGTACTGGGTAATGCCTGCATCTCTATAACTTCGTTCTTGAATCCCTACCTGAACTCTAGTCGTTTCAGTCACCATCAAACGTTGAGTGTTGAACTTAGTGTTTTCTCGTCCTTCAGCTGTTAAATATTCTGCCAATTTAGATGCAAGTTGCTTGGGATTTTTCCCCATCGTTATACTTCTGACTAACAACCTATCTAATTCTGATTTCAATTCAGATTGATACATCCATAAGCGATCACTAAAAGACACGTCATCACTCAAAAAGGAGCTGTTTATTACTAGTTCTATCAGCTTTGCATATCCACTTGAAGCAATAGTCATTTCTAAAATACCGGCTTGTCTCTTCAATTCAGCTAAACCAGCTTTTGTTAATTCATTCGAAAAGTACTTATCCAATTCATTAAACAGTGAAATCAATTCAAGCCCGATATTAGCTTTTAAGAGCTCTAATCTATTTACACGCATCGTAAGATTGTATAGCTTTAATTCTTGGTTTGCTGTAGGAGAAAAATCTTTCTCTTTGACATACTTCTTTGCTTTGCGAGCGAATGCTTTGACATCCATTTCACTAGCACGCTTCATCGCTTCGCTACGAGTGATTTTCTGGCCATTGGAGAAACTGTCCCACTGCGCGTCTATTTCTTTTTGTATCGCATCTTGTGCGTATTGCATGCGACTTTTAATTTCTGCCATGCGCTTTTTATCATCTTTAATTTGTTGCTTTTGCCATTCCTTTTCCCGTTTGATCCAATATTCTTGGGAGTTCATTTAATCACCCCCCTGTTTCATCTTTTTTGTTGTTAATTACTTCTTCACCATCTGAATCAAAAATGCCAATCTGCTTTTGCGTTTCTTTATTTACTCGTTTCAACTCTGCCTGTACATCTGGAACAAAGGAAGCGAGTCCTAAGATCGTCTCTTGACTGAGTTCAGCTCCAGCATCAACCAAAGATTTCAACTCTTCCAGAATGGCTTTAGGTAGATTAGGCGTAAATATTACACGTAAGCCTTTCAAATCGGAGTTATCCATTTCAGAAATACTTGATTTTAGGCTAAATAAAAGACGATAACGCCGCATAAGACCTTTTTTGAATAGCCTTTGCTTTGTTGCCGTCATTTGTTCAAATCCAAATAATTTATATTTCATTGCTTCTCCCGATTGCACTCCGGAAAAATTGTCATCAGTAAGATCAGGAACCATGGATATTTCGTGGATATCCTTGCGCACTCTGTCTTTGTATGCTTCTACACCGTTCACATCATATTGTTTGTAAATATATCCTGCAGTCACACTTGTTTTATTACCGTTCACATCAGTTCCAGACTCAAGCAAAAGCATATTCGCTTCTTTCTGCTTGATGGCGTCCTCTGTGGATAGTCCTGCTGCTTCAATATCGCCACTAATAACTAGGAGAGCATCGTTTAAATCAGTCATATAGTTGGCAGTATCAGACTGCCCTGCATCGTATAGATCAATCAAAGATAGTACATCTTCATACAAGCCCATCCGAAAACGATTAGGAGAATACTCTGTAATAGGTACCTCTTTATATTCATGCGGTTCATCCTGGGGATTTTTTAACTCAATTGCTGTTAGTGTCGTCTCATCATAAGTGATACTTTTTTCTTTTGTGTATACGATTGGTTGAATGTACTGTTTATCAGCATCCTTGTTGAATCTTGTCTTAGGATACCGTACAGCCAAAATAGGCTCTCGTTTTACTGTAGTATCATATACAACAAACGTTTCAAATACATTAGCCAAATCAACATAATCTGTATCATCTGAATCTCGATAGATAATCTCATAGGCTCGCCCATACTTATCCATATCAAGCCAGAGTTCAGCATTTAACCCATCTATGTCATTATTAGTATTAAACTCTTCGATTTCTTTTTGTTGATTTGTGTCCTCGATTTGCACTTTTATAGGATTGCCTGTGTTGTACCCAACATCAAACGTACAAAGAACTTTTCCAAAGTTATGTGCTGATCGATGATCCGCTTTTTCCTTTTCTCTACGTCTACGGTTATCCATGATATTTGTATTTCTAGCTTTGTAATAATCATCTAATACACTTAGCCTTTTTACCTGATATTCATGATGATGTTTTATCATTGCTGCTAAAGTATCTAAATCGTTAAGTAAATCTTCTGCTGAGCTAAACCTATAGTGAAGATTGGAATCTACGCTAAACTTTACATAATTTGTGTTCACGTCGTTAGAATAATGTATATCAGATCCATGTTCAAACTCGTTTACCTTATTCATTTCTCACACTCCTTAAAATATGCGCTTAACACGTTTAATCTTTTCGTTGACATTAACTTTTGGTTTCTTAAGAAGCTCATGAGTATATATCGCATATCGAACGGAGTCTAGCACATCATCATATTCTTTTATTGGCTCGCCTTTTTTCTTGTCCCAAATGTATTGATAAATTTCATCCCGAAATTTCATCACTCTATCTTGACAGATAAACAATTTATCTTGTTTAAATCTCTTGGCGACTTCCTCAACTCCAGATAACCGTGCTTTATGAGCATTTTTAGCATTAATCTTTTCTCTTACAAACCTAGCCACATGCTCCGGTCTCGCAGAGTCACAATAAAAAGGCACTCGTAAGCCGTAACGCTCTTGAATGCCTTTTGCTACATCTACCCAATAATCAATCTCTTCAAATTGAGTAGCATGTTCTTCGATTAAATAAGCTGTTCCGTCATCCGTTTCACCTATAACTACGATTGAACCCCAGTGTTCATATCCCCAGTCAACACCACAATAAAAGTTGCTCAAAGGTGGTAAGTCTTTTGACTGGATGTAGTGCTTGCTAGCATCAAAATCACGATAAACGACACCTTCTGCAGAAACCCATAAACCTTTGATATCACGATCATAAAACATGCCGCTTGGTGTTGATTCTTTAATATTATTTCTATAGCGTTCAGATAAAAAAGTATTATCATCCAATTCAAAGTGGAACGATTGAATGTTTTTACTTGAATTGTCGATATACTCTTTCTTCAGCCAGTGTTCCGGGTTGTCAGGGTTTGTGTCAGCTAGGATTCTCGCTCCTGTTCCTGAACAACGTGAAACGATTTCAGCAAATACTTCTTGTCTAGCTAGCGATGCCTCATTGATATAAGCGCCATATGCTGTCATACCACGAATTGCACCAACACCGCCAATGTTTCCTGTATAAGCTTGTACGACCTTAACGCCAAATAACTTAAAGTTTCCATGTTTATCGAATTTAGGTTCTATGCTGTACATGTTGTATAGTTCCTGTAAGATGTTCTTTTGGATTGTTGCACTTGAAACTCCTGCTAGGATATACATTGGTTCCTTAATGTCTTCTTCATCGGCAATCTTTCGCACACGTCGCAATTCAAACAAGAACAAATCATTGTTTATTTTTGTTTTCCCAGAACGTTTTGCTCCATGTAATAAAGTAATGAACCAATCATTCTTAATGGTTTTATTTAACACGTCGATTTGCTTTGGGTTATAAATATCAACTAGTGCCATCTAATTCACCACTAATCTTTTCTAACAACTCATCAAGTTTTTCTTCGGTAGATTTTTCAGAATCATTGCGTAACAAATCAGCTTTTAGTTTCAGCATATCAATTTCAACTTCAAGCTTATTCGCTTGGTTGTTGTATACTTTGTTTCTTGATTCCTCTGTAGCTAATGCATTAAGCTGCTTGATTGCCTTCGTTAATTGGTTGCTGATTCTAGTAAGCGCATCTTCAATAGACAAAATGTCATCTATTTTTCGATAAGTCTTTCTTGAGACCTGTACGTCTTGCATAACCTCACGCTTGATTTCTAGCTTTTTACCATCCTTTTCGATTGGCGTTTTAATCTTTCGCATTTGTTGCAGGCGATCAACCTCTTCATCGTTTAAACCTGACTCGGCTTCTTTTATCCGTTTCATCATTCGTAACTGGCGTATCTTTAACAACCGTATTTCCTCAGACAAAACAAAAGAAGGATCATCATCCAAACTTGAATAGATGTCCTTTTCTTCATCGCTTAACGTGTCAAAGAATATTGTTTCATATTCGCCTGTTTTCAAAGCATTCTTGTTTCTCTTAGGTGGTGATGCTCTGCTGTTTCCTTTGTTACCTTTAGCATTTTGATTACCAATAGGAGCGCCACCTTGATTGGTAACGTTACTTTTGCCATTGGTAACGTTACTTTTCAATTCAGCGCTCCACTTATCTTGAGATTTCCATTTTCTAATTTGAGAATTTGAAACATTTAATTCAGATGCAATTTCTTTTAACTGCTTTTCTCCGTTAGATTCTAACCAAATTTTCTTGGCTTCATCACGTCTTGGATCACGTTTTCTTGCCATTCAATACACACCACCTCACATTCTGTTTAGGTTGAGTTTTGTTTTTCTATTTTCCTCGTTTAGCTTTATCCCACTCAGTTTTTAAATATTCACGAAAAATTTCACGAATTGTTTGAATTGAGTTGTCAATTGAACTTCTCTTTTCATCAGCATAATTTCTACTACTTTCAGATAAGTATGGGTTGTAAAAACCAGGCCTAGCCTCCTTTGCCTCTATATCTTTTACAATATCTATTGACTTTAATAAAGCTTTCTCTACAGAATCATGATCGTCTTTTTTACTAAAGTGAAGTAGTATTTTTTCCGCAGTCAATATAGATTCTTGTATACTTATCATTAATTCATCTTCTTTTTTTAATAGTTGTTTTTCCAAATGGTCCTTTCTATTATATATTTCTTCTTTTTTTTCAAATTGACCTAAATCTCTACTCAGATCATGGATTTCTTTCTGCATATCATACATTCTACTAACAGTTATTTTTATATCAAACAGATAAGATAAATATTTACTAACTAAGTTTCGTACCTCGGCTATCCATTCTATTCTTGCTTTCGCTTTTAAATTAGCATCTATTTCTTTTTGTTTCAATTTCTCTTGCAACGATTGATTTTTTCTGTTTTGATAAACATTTATACAAACATTCACAATGATACCGATGATAGTTCCACCAAAAGGCACCCACAAATTCCACCATTCCATAACTAGCCACTCCTAATAAATTTTAAACTAAGTATATCAGGAATTTCATATAATTTGTTATTCATTGTCGATATCCTTTAGCATCAAATCAGCTTCGATTAATATCTTTAAATCGGAAACTTTGTCTAACTTGATTTGTCCTGATTGGAGATTTTTAAGCCATTTTCCTAAAGCTACTCGAATAATTTTCTTATATTCTTCAATTGATTCTGCTTTTTCCATAGCTTTTTCAATCTCATAATCTAAGTCAAAGTTTTCATTTTCCATTGTGTAAGCACCCCGCATTTGATAAAATGCTAAAAGACACAGAGGGTGTCGAAAAACCACGCGTGGGAATTCTCTGTGTCTTCGGGGTGCTTTTTCGCCTCGTTGAAGTAGTCGAGTGTTAGCTGCACTCGGCTTCTTTTAATTTAATCTTACCGCTTTTTTACCTGTAAATTCTCCCCATCGATTAATGATTACATCGACATATCGTGGATCTAATTCCATGAGATATGCACACCTGTCATTCTGTTCGCAGGCAATCATTGTCGTTCCACTTCCTCCAAATACATCTAAAACTTTTTCGCCTTTTTTCGAACTATTTTTTATTTGATAATCAAATAAAGGGACAGGCTTCATAGTAGGATGTTCCCTATTCGCTAAAGGTTTATCGAACTCAAGAATCGTTGTTTGTTTCCGATCTCCATACCACTTGTGACTGCCATCATTCTTCCAACCATATAAACAAGGTTCATGTTGCCAATGATAATCTTGCCGTCCAAGAACAAGTGAATTTTTTAGCCAGATCAACTCTTGTTTTACTAAAAAATCAGAATCTAATAGAGAGTTGACAAAATTGACAACTTCTGACGAAGCATACCATACATAAAAAGAAGCCCCCTCTCTCAGATAATCAGCAACTGAATCAAAGGCACTTTTTAAAAACTCATAAAATTCACTAGAAGTCTTATTATCGTTTTGAATTTTTAACGAATCTTCTGTTTTTCCTTCGTAATTTACGTTATACGGCGGATCGGTAATGAGAAGATCTGCTTTATCTCCGTTCATCAATAATTCGAGATGCTCTTTATTTGTACTATCACCACACATTAATCGATGATTACCTAGTTGGTAAATATCCCCTAATGTTGCTTTAGGTTTATCCGGAAGCTCAATTTCAAATTCATCATCTATCGCTTCGTTTTCCATATCCAACTTCATATCATATTGTTCGATAACGTCTTGTATTTCTTCTTCAGCAAATCCGGATAAGTCAAGATTTTCAGCATCTAACTCTTTTAATAACAAAGCCAGTTTATCGTCATCCCAATGACCAGAAATCTTATTGAGAGCCACATTAAGAGCTTTTTCTTTATCAAGAGGCAAATCTACCACTGATACTTCTATCTCTTCATACAGTTCCAAATCTTTAGCCACAGCAACACGTTGATGACCGCCGACAAGATTTCCTGTACGTTTGTTAAAAATTGGCGGATCAACGAATCCAAATTCGAGAATTGATTGTTTCAGTTTTTCATACTCATTCATTCCTGCAGTAAGTTCGATTCTCGGATTATAATCAGCAGGTTTTAAATCTGCCAACTTCATTATTTCGATTTGCATTCTAATCCCTCAAATTCTTGTTAATATTATTTTGAATGTTTGGTTCATCAAAGAAACCATGACCGCAATAAATAAGTTTGCATTTATCAATCTCTTTTGGCGTAGCTTCTCTGGTCATTTCAATGATGGAGTACTTCTTTTTAATTTGGACTGATTGGACAACTCTAATTGGATCATCTGTATTTGGCTGTGGATACCTATTTGTTAGTGATACATACCAGTAGTTTCTCATTTGACTTTTCTCCTTCTGCGAAAAGGAATAACTTCATTGTTTTCCTTTCGTTTATATGTATCGCTCTTTATTGGTCTCCTATACTTTCGTACTATCTCACCGTTACCATTTTGCACAGTGATTACTTCATACTTCTGTTCTAAGTATTGTGGTCTATACATTGTTGTTACCTCCTTTGTGCAAAATAAAAAGACCACTCAAAGAGTGATCTGTAATCCTTTTTATTCAATATTGATGAAGACATAAATTATTTATTAATTTCCTTACTAATATTTGAAAAAAGCTCTTTAAATATACTAAGCATCCCGTATAATGCTGTTATTAATAAACTAAGCCATGATGAGTACAATATAGTTTCGTCGAACAAATTCAATAAATCAGAAAATACAAAAAATAACGAGATAATAGATACTAAAAAAAATATAAAAGCATCTAGCATTATTCTTTCAAGCATTTTTACATCTGTTCTTAAGCTTTTGAATAAAGGAGATTTTTCAGCCATTACAGGTATAAAGGAGACTGTAAAAAACAAAAATGCTGTTGCTAATGAAGCAAACGATAATACTGCATCAACGGACCTGTTTAAACTATCTAATTGCTGAGTAGACATTAAATCTGTATGAATAGGAAATTTCCATTGACATAAAATAAATCCAAGTACTAAGGGTACCAAATAGTCTTTATTTCTCCACAATATCATTTAAAATTCTCCTATCTATTTTTTATCATTGTCTATCCAAAGCTATAATTAATTCATTATCTTTATAAGCCATTTCTATTGAATTAACCATATTTTCCACGGTTAATTTTCCATCTCTATTTAATGGTATCTTATCATCAATATAAATCAACCGATTATTAATAAGATCAATTACTTGTTCGCGCTCGCCCGCTAGCCCTTTCAATATTAATTTATCTACATCACTTTCTTTGTTCTGTTTATTCTCAAGTAGTTCTTTACAGTATTTAACCACGTTATGAATATTTAAATTACCTGTGTATACTATTTTCTCTTTTTGCGCTTCTAATCTTTCGATTACTTTTTTATCTTTTTTAACGCTGTTTTTAGCATTAGTCAAGTTTTTAGTATCAGTGATTCTATGTATAGAAACATCTATTTCATGTATAGAATCTATCTTACTAATATTTTTCAAATCAGTATTATTAACAATGACGGATAAATCTCCACCTCTTTTTTTGGTAAGCTTATAGAAAAATTTTATTAATAAATTTTTGCTTACACCACCACGATTTCTTGGTACAATTACTACTCCGTTATTTGGATTAAACAAAATGACTGTCTCCGTTGTTGGACCTTCCTCATTTGATTCCGCGTAAACACTTCTACCATCTTGTACAGGTTGAGAAATATTATTTACAATCGCTAATTTTTGAGTATCTACTTTAGATAGACAAAAAATCCAAACCTCTCCAGTTTCACACTCTATTTTTTTTATATAACTAAACCCAACGTATAAAGAACTATTACATTTGATAAAATTTACATCTGATTGTCCGTCACCCTTTAAGCAAATATATGCTTCTTCAATTTTCTTGTTTAGAGTATTGTAATCTGTTACATTTTCACCATTTTTAAAATGTTTGTACATAAAAAAATCATAAGTTTTAGTCGTAAGTTTCACCATTTCGTTTAAACTCCTTATCAAATTATTATCTGCTATATTAATTAAATCAAAAAGAAGTCAAGAAAACAATCGCTTTCTAAAACTTCTTTTCTAGCAGATATAATCATAAGGATTATGGAAATAAGATATCACAAACGTACGTTCCCGTCAATAACAAATAATAGACAGCAACACAAAAACTATCTGTAGGAGCTGAATCCCACATCCTAGTTTATTTGTTGCTGTCTAACAAAGCTTAATTACAACGATGAGGGAGATTTCCTCCCTTACATTTTATTTTGTCGAAGTCCTGTTTCCTAATCTTTCGACACTATCATAATATCACGTTAAACCGCTCAAAAACCCTACACTATCCCTACAAAAACCCTACAAAATCAACGATACTTAACTAATACGCCTTTTTTATATGCTTCTGCAAATTCGATCAACGCGATGGATTTCAACTTCTCTACATTCTTCTCTCCGTATCCTCGTATCAATTGCCCTATTTCATAATTAGAGTGCTTGTTTACGTCACAGAAACTGTAGTAGAGTATCTGACGGCTAATCAGACTAAGAGCCATCAAAGCCGCTAAAATCGCGTCTCTCTCCGCTTCTATATCCATCATCTGAATGATCGCGTCCTCTGCCTTATTACCGTGCTTCGGTGCCTTCGGCATATCCGTAATAATCGGCGACTTAATATCTATCAAAGAGCGACCTGCCATCCGCTCCAAACGCCGAAAGTTCTTCAGCACATCTCTCGCATTACATCTTGTCTGTTTGAAATCTACCTCTCGTAACAATTGCATCAAGTCAAACCGCTCCTTTATGTGATATAATAAACTTGTCTGTTTTATTATGTTAGTCGGAGCGATCCGGCTTTTTTATTTGTCATTGATTAGTTCAATATCCACCAATCTCGCTACAGCTAAATTCTCTTTGCTTTTCGCTAACCACTTATCGCATTCCATTGTGTTTTCAATACGAATGATCGCTGAGTGATTATAGACGTGTTCTACATATCCACGAAACGGATAAATGAACTCTTCTGCTTCACAGCGAACCATGTCACCGACTTTGACTTTTGGTTTCTTACGTGTTTTAGGATTCTTTGTCGGCATATCTAGCATTAAACCGCCGATACCATGACTACTAGCGTAGAATCCGTCTTTTAGTTTCATCTCATTTCCTCCCATTTACGATCATCATTTAATATCGAAATCCCAAACTTACGAATAGTCTCACTCGCATCAGCAACACACTGACTTACTACTTTATATGCTTCTTCTACTGAAACTCCGTATTCTTTTTCAAACTTTGCCTTTAGTACATTCAGTTCCTGTTTTCTTAGTTTTGTTATTCTGCGATGTCTGTTGTTCATTCCGCTTTCTCCTGTTCTAATCCTTCTTCCACTGGTACAGCAAACACCCAGAATCTCTCATCTATTGCTTTGATTTCCGCTTCTGTTAGCTGGTAAGCAGATTTTTCCCAAGCACACAACGAGCAGCTAGTATCAAAATAGAAATCATTTCTGTTATTAAATTTCTTGATAAGATATAAGTCACCAATAATAACTTCATACAACGGCTCTTTCTCAACCGTCAATTCCTGTTTATTCATCGCTGTTCCTCCATATATTCGTCTAGTATCTCTCTATGCTTTTCTACAAATTTGAAACGATCTTGATGAAGTTTCTGACTCCAATTCGTTTGTTTATCAAGCTCGCGCATCTGCTCAAAGCCTTTTTGAATCTCTTTGTAATAAAATTCAATGTTTGCTGCTGCTTTCCAATGCCTCGATGTTCGAACTCCTGATCCTGTTTCAGCCATTTCTAACTTAACTAATTCCGCTCGTTCTTTTGATTTTTTATCTTTCTGAATCTTCATCATGATTTTCTTGAGGATGATGTCACTGTATTGCGTAATGAGATCCATTATTTCTCCTCCATATACCTAAACTGTCGTCCTTTTGAATCAATCCATAAACTCCTAGCTCTATCCCAAATAATGTTTTTGCTTAATCCAGTAATTTCAGATAACTGTTCAGCAGTACCTGTTACTAGAATTCGATCACCATGCCAGATTGCAATTTTTCTCGGCGTTTTCCGTTTAGGCTTTTCAGTCCACATTGATTTACCAAGCTTTTGGACTTCTGCAACTATTTCTTTGTCTTCTTGCCAATTCTCAGAATGTGTCAGTTCGATGATTCGTTTCATTGCTGCTTTCTTATCCACGCTCATTCCTCCAATCGATGGATTTCCCTTCTTAAATTTTCTATGTGCAAATCGATTGCCTTCCTCGCCGTTTCATTGACCATCACTGCCTTTGTTCGTTCCAGATCGTCAATTTCACGTTGAATGCTTCGAATTCGCATTTGAATCACTTCTTCTGTTGTCATGATGGACCACCTCGTTAAAAACGCTCTTCCTTGAACGTATTCCGATATTTTTTAGCTAATATCAACGGCACTTGATATTGATGACAGAACAACTTTGCCTTGATCTTAAAGTCTTTTGTCTGCATTCCTTTAACATCTACGACTTTGACAAGTTTGCCGTTTTTATAAAATGTGAAGTCGGGAATATACTCGATCTTGCGATACTTCTTTCCGTCTAGTTCAAATTTCGGCATCAGCTCAAATCTTTCTTGAAGTTTTACTTTCCAGCCGTTCGCTTCAGCTTGCCACAAGGCTAGATCGTAATACTCTGCTTCCGCGATAGAATCAAACTTGATACCTCGATGAACAGTTTTTTTATTACGGTATTTATTCATGCGATACTACCTTTCACTGGTTTTATGCGCTTGTCTGCTGTTTGTTGGAATTTCAGCGCATAACCTTCTGAATTCTTAAATATCCTAGAAACAATTCTTTCGCCGTAGGCTTCTCTTAGTTCAGGACCAGATAAGTTTGTTGTGATGATCGTTGCCTTGTTCTGTCTGGCTTCTAAGAGCGTGTTTAACGTGTTGTTTGTAAACTGCCTACTATTTGATACCCCGCTACCTAATTCAGCTCCAATATCGTCAAAAACCACCAAATCAGTTGTTTTGATATCGGCTATAAGCGATCCTTCAATTTCTTTTCTCAGTTCAGCATTGTTATAAGAAAACTTTATTTGCTCTAATAACTCTTGATAGCTTATAAAAAGTATTTTCTTGTCATAATTTGAGCGCTCAAGTATTTCCCAAGCTGTCGCCATTGATAAGTGGCTTTTTCCGCTTCCTGATTTCCCTGATAGAATGAAATGTGAAGGATGATTCAGTAGGACATCATTTACATAGCTTTTAGCTCTTTCTAAAGCAATTTTCGTTTCTTGGTCCACTACGTGATAATTCTCCATTTTGCATTTAAACAAAGTTTTATCTGTTAATACCGAACCATTTTGAAAAAAACTCAACGCTCGTGCTTTTAAGCTGTCGTTATATATCCGTTCGGTCTGTATATCCTCTTTCACACGTAACGCTTTATAACCACAACTCATGCATGTTGGTTTACAACGTTCTGAACCATCCTTATTTTTAGCTCGCCAACTATACAAAGGTTCGCTACATTCTGGACATTTTCCGCTTTGCACTAATACTCTTCTTATTAGCTTCTCCATAGCATTTGCTAGGCTTTCCATGTGATGCATCTCCTTTTTAAATTGGCAAGTCGTCATATTCACTAGGATTGCTGTACTGTAGTTTTTGACTTTGCTTTTTATGATTCTTCTTGTCTGCTTTGATTTCGAATTTGAGCTTCTCAAATTTTTCTCTCAATTTCTTAGCACTTCTAATATTTCCAAACCAAAATTCATTTGTAGGTAGCCAATTGATCACATACTCAATCGCTTCTATAGATGCTTTATCTCTTTCTTCCATCAACCTGATTGTGTCTGCCCATTTTTCGATATCTACTTTATTCATTTCTTTTGGAAAATCTTCAGTTAAATTACTTTGCAACTTTTTAGCAAGGCGTAAGTGTTCGTTAGAATACTTACCTTTCTTTTCTTCTTTATCTATATCTTTATCTTCTTCTATATCTTTATCTGTACCGTCACGTGACGTCACGCTAACGTCATTTTCCAATTTGAGACGTTCCTGTCTCTTCCTTTCTCTGTATTTACGGTTTCTTTCAGCATTTTTTAGCCTTACTTTATCCATCCCCTCGATATTTTGATGTTTTTCCCAATTACTGATGGCAATTAGTCCATCACTGCCTAGATCAATCATGTTGAAATTTGCCAATGTGGTTAGTGCTAAGCGAACCGTATTTACGTTTTTGCCAAACAATGTAGCAAGCATTTCTTCGGTATAAGGCATGTTCCTCTGGATGTATATCAGACCATCGTCGTTAGTCTTTCCTGCTAAAACTAGTAATCGAATCCATATAACGATGATGGCATCCGACTCAGGAACAGCTTGAATTAATCGTATTTTTTCATCGTCAAACATAGTAGTTTTAAGTTTGATCCAACTTATCTCAGCCAAATTTATCCTCCTATCCTTAACTTTTTAATTGTTTCCTGTTTTAACTTGATCCCTTTGATTTGATATTTATTTTTGAAATTGATCACACCTATTTTGTGTTTCTCTGTGTGATGGATTCTGCAGAGTGCTGCAAATGTGTACTCTGAATGATCAACTTCTTTGCGCTTTCGTCTTCCTAGCGCTTTGTCAAAGTGATCGATGTCAGCTCCTGTTTTGCCACAGATACAACAAACTCTTTTTGTAATGCATTTGTAGAAGTAATATTCTTGATTCGCTGGTAAAATCTCATAGCCTTCTTTGAAAGGAATATGATGTTCAAAGATGAAATCTAAGATGATATTTGCTAAGACATTAGCATCACTCACAGTTGTATTCGATTCGTCTTTGAGGCTTATTTTGCGTCCTGTGACGCCTTCAAAACGGAAGTAGAAGAATTCCTTCCAGAAGTCCGTTGGCATGCCTGTATCGATGAAAATATCGCCTATGAGTGCATAGATGAAGTTTCGTTGCTGCACAGTGAACCGACGTGGATCAATAAATCGAACTTCAATAATCCGATCACCATCATATCCGTCGTACATCCTCTTCAAACGTTCGATGTTCACTTCTTCATTAATAGTTGCACCTATGTCTTTTCCTTTGAACTTTTTCAGAACCGCTGAATATGAATCGATTAATGGTTTAAACACTCATATCACTTCTTATCTAATTCTTTTCTCTTAGCTGCTATTGCTCGCTCCATCAAGGCACATTGCTCATAGCTTAACTGTTCAATAGTTTCAACGTTATCAGCTAAGAGCCCTAATTTATCTGTCTGCTCATTAACATATTCAATTAAGGTTTTGGTCATATCTTTACCCATCTGCTCATTGAAAGCTTCTAGAATCGTCTCTAGCATATTTAATTTCTTTGTATCGATTCTAGGTGGTGTTGGAATATCTTCCCCTTGAAATACATATAATCCCAGTCCGTGTAGAGCCAATGCTTTCACAAAGCATCGCTTCAATGAGTTATTGATTTGCATTGCATTTGGTTTAACAACTGGTTGGTTTCGATAATCTAAAACAGGAAATAATTCGGTTTCCGTGTGTCCTTTAACCGTTACTGAGACAGATACATAAGTCCCAGTTTCATCCATAAGAAAAGGTTTATATTCCTCAACAAGAAAGTCTTGATGAGTTCCAGAAACAACCCTGTAGTGTTTATACTCATTAATAGTTACCGTTGCCTGTGGATCATTCTTTTTCATAATCTCCCACGCGTGAGCCCAAGATAAATAATCAAAATTTCCTTTTTTCTTGAGTATTTTATTTAACTTGCGACTAAAAAGTTTTTCAAAATTCGTTGTCCCTTTGTTTTCACTCATCAAATTCTGCCTCCATTTCAGCAATGTATTTCTTACCTGATCCGTAATAAGAGATATCAATCAAGTTATCTCTGTCGTACTCCTCTAGCGCATCAATCAAGCCATCTTCGATGACATAGATATATTCAGGTTTTCTGGACCGCTTCGATAAATGGATAAGATAGACATGATCCCAAATACTCACAAAATTGCCCAAATCGTCTTGATCACATGCTAGTTCTTCATTCGTCAAAAGATTTCGTCTGATTTTTCGATTATTTGTTTCCTCGACATTCGATTTGCCCCAACTAGGATCAGTCAAATATTGATCTAGAGTGGAAAGTTCATTTTCCATGTGGTAACATCTCCTTAGATGTATTTTCTTTGTGACTCATTGCTTTGGTCGGCTGAGTCACTTTTTTATTTGTTGCCATGCTTTTTGCTTATCAATATGTTGTTGGCTTAGGATGCTTGGTTTATTGTGTCTCCACCAGCGATTAGCAATTACCGTCCCTATTCTTAGCGCTTCAGCCCTATTCATTTTCATCACCGAAAAGTCTTTGTTGTCTGTTCAGTTGATCGATTTCCATACGGATCGCAGTTTCTGGTAACCACATTTCAATAAATGAAACAGCATCATCGAATCTCTTACGAGGTAACTCGCCATATCTTGGGATTGAAAAGGTACGTTTAAATTCAGACCAAAATTTTGAGAATACTTTTTTGCTGATTTCTTCATAAGCTCGGCTTTCTTTTCCCCCTAGAACTTCCATAACTTTCATATTTCCTTTTTGCTTAATTTCAAACTCTTGTTGTCCGCTAATTCGCATAGTATCTTTAAGCATGGAAACATCTTTTTTAACATCTTTCATTTCTTCTAATTGATAGATCATCATGTCTTCAATTGTTTGAGGAACAGTATTCTTCCGAATAACATCTTCCATTTCGTTGAAAGCTTCAATAAATTTTAGTTTGAAATTTATTGCTTTACTTCCAGTGAATCCCATAGCTAGCAAGGAAAATCCGTCTCTATTCATGAAATAAACTCTCCGACTTCTTCCGTATGAGTCTGGCTCGTTCCCTTCCACAAACATCTGTCCAAAATTGGACCCATCTTCAACATTGGCCGAATTTTCGACCGATCTTTTTATTGATTCGATTGCTTCTAGCACATGCTTGTGTTTCTTTTCAAAGCTGTCTGCGACTTGTAAGCTCGTAGTCACAGCTTCTTTATTTTTCAAAATTACTAATTCTTGCATTATTTCTTCTCTCCTTTTTGATATAATGGTTTAAAAACTGGATGGTGAAAAAATGAGTTTCGATAACACGATCACAATTTCGATTATCCTAGCTTTAGTAGCTCTTATATCCCCTTGGATTACAGCGGTTATAAATAATAAGCATGCTGAATCGATGAAGGATAAAGAAATTGAATTACAAAAACACGATTCAAAAACCCAAACAATACAAACAACTTTCTCAACATTTCTCAACAATGTGGGTATTTGTATTGGTAGTAACACTGATAAAAATATATCTGCTGTAAAAGCATCAGGTTATGCAGTCCTGCCATATATTCAAAATGAAGATATAGAGGTTATGAAAATTTTCTTAAGCCGTTTTGGTTACGGCAACACTAATGCAGAACAAAAATCTCTTGAAACTTATTTGATTGACAAAGTATTACCTATTTTGAATAAATCATTAGAAAAATTGTAAGCATTAGACATACTAGAACCGCATAGGATGTATACCAGTATTCGCCGCGTTTTCTCATGTAGTTATTTCCTAAAACGGCCACGAGATAAACACCTAATAAACAGAACCACACTTTAGTCAGCCCCCTCGGTTGGCTTTTTCGCTCTGTACTCAGCTTCATCTAACCCTGCGAACATCCAAACGAGGTAGACAATTACCCCGATCAAAGCTTGTTTGCTTCCCCAGACACTCAGCAGATAAATAATGATTGGTGCACTGAATACGATTGTTGTATTTAGTTTGTCCATAAATTTCCCTTCTTTGCTGTCATTATTTCCGAACACTTACCCGATATTTTATTGTGCTAGAACCCATGCTCTACATTTTTCTTTGTCGTAAAATTTTTGATCGCCTATACGCCCGAATGGAAGTCCTTTATCTTCCCACTTACGAATAGTTGCAGTTGATACTCCGAAGTATTTCGCTATCTCTATTTGCTTTAATACACGTTTATCAACTGAGGCATCTCTTCTTGCTTTTGCAATTTCATCAGTTATGATTTCATGAATGTAGCTACGAAGTGCTGCCTCATTTTCAGGCGTTAAGATTACTTCCATAATCCTGAACCTCCTATCGAATTCGATAATCGCGAATGATTTCTAAGATAGTCTTATTAGCTTTCGGCCCACTCCAATGGCCATCAATAATTTGCTGCATTCGAACACGCGTATATCCATATGCAGTAGCTAAATCTTCCATAGTTACTCCGTTTTCTCGCATAAACTTCTTGATTGCAGCACGGCCGTTATCTAGATTTGACATCTATTCACTCCCCTTACATATAGATTTGTAAGTCAAAATGATAGAAAAAACGTATAAAACTATTGACTAATAGTATACAATCGTATACTATATAAGCATAGTTAAATAAGCCTACAACAAACCCTTTATTATGCAATCGGTCGCCAAACTTAATGCTATAAGGTGTGTTTTTAGTTTGCTTTTTTTCTATCAAATTAACTTACAAACAAATAATAATACAAACTTATACTTATGTCAACAGTATAATTTACATTTTGTGTACTTTTATTTGTTTAGGATTGGAGAACATTATTATGACACTGTTTGAAAGGATAAAATCATTAGCTAGTCAAAGAGATAAAAGCATGAAAGAAGTCGCTTTAGAATTAGGATTTAGCGAAAATCTTTTCTATCGATGGAAAACAACAGAACCCAAAGCAAGAGATTTGCAAAAGGTAGCTGACTATTTCGATGTCTCTGTAGACTACCTTCTAGGTAGAGAAGAAAGAGAAACGCCTAAATTTGTGGATTTATCAGAAGATGATACTGTATTTTCTTTTGACGGAAAAGAAATATCTAAGGAGACAATGCGTAAAGCGATTGCAATTGCTAAAGCTTTAGAGGAAAATGAATAGTTGGAGTGATGGGTTGTATGTATTTAAAGTTGAAAGAAATGCTGAGTGAGTATAATTTAAAGTTAATCTATATGGAAATGGAAGAACCAGGTTTTTATTATCCAAAACCAAGAATAGTATTTTTGAATGAAAAACTACACGAAGACAGTTCTGAAGCTTTTCATTTAGCCCACGAGCTCGGTCATTTCATTGCTTCACATTTTGAATATTCAGCACTGTACGATAACTCTACAACTTTTCATTCAAAGTTCGAAGCTGAAGCTGATAGAATCGCTATTATGATTCTACTTAATATCTTTATTGAGAATGAACTAACTGATGAATCCCAGTTCAAATTAGAAAATTTCATGAAGTTCTACTCTATCAATAATAAGTTAAGAACAGAATGTTTTAATGTTTGCCAGTCATATTTCAAGAAAAAATACTCTTATGCACAGTAAAAAAGCCCGTGTTGCAACACGGACTCATACCTCATTTCTGAGATCACAAATATATTATAACAAGAAGTGAGGGATATTTAAATGGCAAAAAAAGTTATGGGTCAAGATGGGAAAATGTATAAGGTTAAGAAACCGTTTTATAAACGGGTATGGTTTTGGTTGTTAGCGGTTGTTGTGGTGTTTATTGCTATAGGTTCGCAAGGAGGCAGTGATGATGCTAAAAATACCGTCGCTGAAACAACTAAAGAAAGCGTGACAGAAGTGTCTTCTGCAGAATCGGTAGCAGAATCTACAGTCGTTGAAGAAGAAACTGAAACTACTGAAACTACTGAAACTACTGAAACTACTATAGAAGAAGTTACTCAAGAAGAAAGTGTTCCTCGTGAATACAGAAATGCATTGAGCACAGCTGAAAGCTATCTAGGTTGGGCTGGTATGTCTGAACAAGGTTTGCGTGAACAACTAGAGTTTGAAAAATATCCAAGTGATGCAATCGATTATGCGCTGGCTAATGTTAATGTCGATTACAACGAACAAGCTTTGGCTAAAGCGAAAAGTTACGATGATTGGGCATCAATGTCAGATTCGCAATTGTACGATCAACTTATATTTGAAGGTTTTACAGATGAGCAAGCACAATACGCTTTAGATAACCTACCACAATAACTAACAAAAAACACGCCCCACCGACCAAAGTTTGTGGACGTGGGATGTTAAACCTATAGTAGGCTTATTTACAGCTTATTAATCAAAGAAAAGAGGAGTAAAAAATGAAAAAAAGTGTCTCTTTTAGGTGTTTTGCCGAGTAGTTTCTTAATTGTTGGTTGTTCACAAAAAGAAACTACAAAAGAATCATCGGATATTTCTAGCATTGAAATATCCACTAATACAAAAGAAACAAAACAAAGCGCTACTGATTCTAAGTCAATAACAAGTTCCTCTGAATCGAGCTGGAATTTCTTTAGATCAGTTATTTCAATTAAATGGTATGGACCCAAATAATTTCTTAATGCACCCAGGAGATCGTTTTAGAGTTAAATAAATAGTAGAAAGAAGGAAAAGAATATGCCAAGTTACGTTGTATTGCAAGTTGTATTAAAAGAAAAATTTATAGGAAAAGGGTCGCAAAACCTATCAGAACTTGAAAACACTATAAATAGACAGTGTTCTAAAGGTTATCGATTACACACTATTTCCACTACAAACGGTGGTAGTAAAGGTTTCGGTGGTGGCGATAGAATCCAAGCTACTTTAGTTTTCGAAAGTCTGTAAAATAAAAAAACACGCCCACCGTCCAAAGCAAGATCGTATAACTAAGGAGGTGATGCCAGCTATTTTAGTCCGAACACTTACCCGAGCGAAAGGACGAAAAAAATGGCAACATTCGAACAATACAAAAAGAAAAACGGTGAAAAATTGTGGAAGTTTCAAACTTATTTGGGAGTAGATCCCTTGACTGGCAAACAAGTGAGAACTACACGAAGAGGTTTTAAAACAAAAAAAGAAGCTCAATTAGCGCTGACCAAATTACAATTGGAATACGAAAGTAATGGTCTAAATAAGTCTAAAGAGTTAACTTTTCAAGAAGTATACGATCTATGGATTGTAAATTATGAGCAGACAGTAAAAGAAAGTTCTTTCGTTAAAACAAAAGAACAGTTTGCGAATCATATATTACCAGCATTTGGTGCTCTTAAAATCAACAAAATATCGATTGATATAGCTCAAAAGTTCGCTAATGAAAAGGTAAAAAGATTTGTGTTGTATAGAGAATTCATCAATAATGCTTCGCGTATATGTGATTATGCTATTAAATTAGGATATCTACAAGATAATCCTTTTAAAAAAATCACAGTTCCAAAAAGAAAGGTCTCTGTTCATGAAGAAAATACTTTAAACTTTTTTAATAAAGAAGAACTAGAAATCTTTTTGAAATCAGTAGAAAAGAAAAAAGATATTCGTATGTATTCTTTTTTTCGGACACTAGCCTTCACAGGGATGCGCGTAGGCGAGCTCTTAGCTCTCACATGGAAAGACATTGATTTTAACAATAATTATATCAAGATAAATAAAACTCTCGCCAGAGGAAAAAATAGACGCCTTTATGTAGAGCAACCTAAAACCAAAAATTCTAAGCGAGATATACCAGTCGATGATGAAACTATGAACATCTTGAAGAAATGGCGATTAGAACAAAGAAAATGGTTGTTAACATTGGGAATTAATACGTTAAGCAAAAATCAACTGGTATTTTCTAACCAGAAAAACGAATATCTCCAATTATCTAAGCCTCGTAAATGGTTAGAAGTGATTATCAAACAAAATAATCTTAAACGTATTACTATTCATGGTCTTAGACATACACATGCTAGTTTACTTTTAGAAGCTGGTGCAAATATTAAGGACGTACAAGAACGTTTAGGCCACTCGTCTATTCAAATCACTATGGATTTATATATCCACATTACAGACAAACGAAAAGAAAAAACAGCAGCGCAATTCGCAAAATATATCGGTATTTAA